TATACATGAACTGGAGAAGCAAATGACTGCACACGATTTAGTTGCAATGGGATTTGAACATGCCGCAGACGTATTCATATACAATGGTGTGCCTGATGCAATGTTCACTGATTTTGGCAATGAGGTATCCACTGGGGTATATTGCTGGCTACAACAGTCTGCAGATGGCACAGAGGAAATAATCTATGTGGGTAAGTTTGGTAAAGCACTGACAAAACGATTCAGAGAGCATCGACAGGGCTTTGGAGGCGGCAGTGTTAGCGGTGTTAAAAAGGCCAACTATATCTATGAATCACTGGACGCTGGGGCATGGGTGAAAATATACGCAAAGGCCAGTGCCACAGTAGAAATAACCTACACTAACATACTGGGAGAGGAGATAACCTCTACCACATCAACTGAAGGCAGTGACGAAATGGAAATGATCAAACATGTAACACAACAGCAGGGTAAGCCTGCACTGAATGGTACCCGTGGTGGATAAAGCATCAATTGACTTTGACATTGACATTGACTTAGCAGATCGCACACAGTTGTTGGATATTGTGCGACACGTTCCTGCTAGTATTGAGAAAAACGGTAAGTTTACCAAACACAACACTGGTGTGTATTTCCAGAGCATTCCGGTGTTTCCGCTTGAAGGTTATAGCAGTATTGATCATAAACAAGCGGAACAGGAAGGGTGGTTCAAAGTAGACTTCCTGAATAACAGCATCTATCAGAACGTTCGTGACGAAGCCCACTTAGACAGTTTGCTCAGTACAGCACCAATGTGGGAGTTATTTGAACATGAGGAAATTGTTAGCCAACTGTATCACATCAATAACTATGCCCCTGTGTTGAAATCATATAAGCCTACTAGTATTGAACAACTTGCTATGATACTGGCTATTATCCGACCCGCCAAAAAGCATTTGATGGGTAAACCGTTTGGGGAAATTGAGAAAACAGTGTGGGATAAACCTGAAGATGATGTGTATTACTTTAAGAAAGCTCACGCTATTGCATTTGCTACAGCTATTGTGGTTCAATTGAACTTAATTTGCAAAGGTATAATCTAGTCAGTCCTTCTAACTAACTGTATACTTCTTTTCTTGACTCTTTTCTTTAGTAGATTTTGCAGGCTCGTAACAGGCCCAAATAGAATTTCCACATCCTTGTTGGCAAATGTTTTAATACAATAACGAAATTTTTGCATTTCGTGGTGTAGGAATACATCTATAGGCAACATACGGTTGCTCTCCCACCACCACATCTCGCCCAACTGCAAGAACTCTTTCTTTTCAGCCATATTGGAAATGCTGCCCACATCGTAAAATGTGAGTATTTGATTGTCCCGATTCACGACTATTCCCACAAACTCGTCTTTTGCGTACGATATCCCAGTCAGGAATTCAAACTCTGGATGGTAATTATTGTGATTTTCCATATACAAGGATATTTATTACTTTTTACGATCAGGATTGGAATCTTTGGAAATTTATAAATAATAGTATGGAACTACACAAGCTAAACATACCACCAGAAAGATTGTTTGAAGTATTTGGCCACACGAGACCCAAGCAAACAGAAGTAGAAGCCTTCAAGGATATGGTTTGGCGGCAAAGCATTAACCATTGCAGAAATATTAAACGAACCATTCTGGTACGAAATGTATTGGTGTTTATGGATGATTTGGGGTATTACCCTATACTGGATTTTCAGATAAGGGAACGACAAATACGATTTGTGACTAATACCCTGCTTGCTGGTGCCGTGCTGAGTGGTCTTAATGATTTTATTATCGTACAAGAGATTGATCGTCCTGAATAGAAAAGATAAATATAGCTATGAGCAAAGGCGATAACCGATTATTTTTGTACGATACAAATATAGACCTCGTACTAACAACCACCGCAATGTACGTGGATAACAGACCTATGAATAACAGAAATTTAAAAATCCACAAAGGATTAACAAACGAAATATACTTTACTATCCGTGACAGAGATAGAAAGAAGCAAAACGTATACTCAGATGTATTGCGTGCGCATCTGATCAATCCCAGTACCAAGCAGCGAGTATTTTCCTCTATACTGGATAATCAGGGTGATTTAGGAACAGCTAAATTAACAGTGTTTGAAAATGACATTGCAAATTTAGATGCAGGGCTATACAAGTTATATGTGGCCAGGAGTGATTCTGAAACCAACGCAATGCCCATCTATACCGATCAAGACAACAATGTTCAGTTTGACGTAGAGGTAACTGATCAGATCAACGTTGAGCCAGTACCAACTCAGACTGCGAATACATTCCTACAAACAGGAAATACAGCAATAGGTGACGCTGCAAATAGTTTTGTTAGTAGTGCACTGTATGGTAACTTGGATAGAAACTTCCAGAATGCTTTACACACTATTGCAATCACTGCACCAGGCTATACTGGTCAAGTTGTAGTTCAGGGTAGTTGCATATCAAGTGTTCCTGATAGCGATGATGCCAGCTCTGATTGGTTTAATGTGTCAGTTATGGACTTAGCTGATCCACAGACAACTGGTAACATTGTGCAAACATCGTTCACTATAAATTGTAACTGGGTCAGAGTATTGCACTATCCGCAGGTGGGTCAGATAACTAATATACAGCTAAGAAACTAATGGGAAACCATCGTGATACACAAACGGACACTGGGATTCTGGGAACAGCACGTAGCTTATCCCCTTGAGCAACATGTTATACAACGCCTCTGGAATCATTACTATCCTGGCATAACCAACGGCATAATTCTAAATATAACCTATAATTTTGATGATAACATGCAATGGCTGCATGAGGTATTGCGGAACCATTCTGTTGATGCAATATTATTCACCAGTCTGGTTGATGCTGTATCTGAACCAGCACACAAAGTATTATGTGAGCTCATTGGCAACACAGATATTCCAATTAAATTAGCTGGCTATTGCCAGTATTATTTTCCTGAATACGACTATGTGGATTTTTGGGCATTGTTTATGGAGCAATATTTCCAATCGTACACAGATCAACAACTTCTTCCCACAAACTTTGAACATATATTTCTCTCATATAACAGAAAGCCACACGATCATCGTGTGTACTTATACGAATCTATACATGGTAACGCACAACACTGTGTGGACGTATCAAGGCATGGGTTGATCACGCTGGGGAACACAGCTGACTCGGTACATCAGTACGGAGTAGTTTCGTTCGATGATAACATTACCGGAATAAAACAAGACGAGAATCTTGGTGACGACTGTTACGGTATCAAGGGAACAGCAACCGCACTGGGCAACATGAACGTCTGGAGGAGCAGTTTCTTACAAGTAGTCGCAGAAACAACAGCCTACCCTTATCAGATACCATTTGTTACGGAAAAGGCGTATAAAGCAATACTGGGGTTGAGACCATTCGTGGTTTATGGTGATGTGGGATACAGTGATTATTTGCACAGTAACGGTTTTAAGACGTTCAATCTAAGATTGGGAATGGGCAATATTTTTTCCGTGGATTCACTTAATTGTGCAATACAGCAATTAGCTGAATGTGATTTAGACGAATTATACACAGAATGGTTGTCTGACATAATGCATAATCGTGAAAATTTTTATAAGCATTGCGCAAAAATAAAACAAAAATTTGGTATTACTCCCATTGACAAATAGCTGGTCTGTTGCTATACTGTTTGTATGATAGACGAAATCGTTGCACAAGTACATGGACTAATAACGAACAATCTGCCAGTGCGTACAAATCGTACGCCAAGCGGGTGGGTTACGTTTGACTGTCCTATGTGTAATGATAAGCGTAAGCGCGGCGGCGTTATTGAAAGTGGAGCCAAAATAAGTTACCACTGCTTTAACTGTGACTATACTACTGGCTGGTCAATGAATCCGCATCTGGGTAAGAGATTTAAGGACTTGGTGGAGCGATTGGGTGCTACTAAAGCCGATGTACACCAAGTCCAAGTTAATTTATTGAAATACAGTGAAGAGCTTGACAATATTGAACCAGACGAGTTTGTTTATAGTAGCGGCAGATTTGACACGGTGGAGATACCTGCAGATGCACAATCAATCGAATGCCTCCCAGCAGATCATGAACTCAGACAATACGCACAGGCACGTGGTATCTTGGGTCTGTATCCTCTGCTTCATTTTCCTGACGTGGCTAACAGAAAGAGAGTTGTCGTACCTTTTACATATAATGGGGATGTGGTTGGATGGACTGGCAGACACATCTCTCCCCCAGACAAAGACACTCCCAAATATTTGATGAACACGCAACCAGGATATGTGTTTAATATAGATCGGTTTGCTAATGATACCCGTGAAATTGTGATCGTGACAGAAGGCATTTTTGATGCTATACTAGTAGATGGTGTAAGCATAATGGGAAATACTGTGACGCCTGAACAGGCACATCTGATTGAAAAATTGGGCAAACGTGTAATTGTGTGTCCTGATAGAGATGATGCTGGCAAAGAGTTAATACAGCAGGCAATTGCACTTGATTGGGAAGTGAGTTTTCCTCCCTGGGCGCCTGATATAAAGGATGCGGCTGACGCTGCAAAAAGATATGGAAGACTGGCAACAGTGCACAGTATTATCACAAATGCTACCGATAATAAAGTTAAGATAAAAGTACGGAGTAAATTACTATGAAGTTATATACGTCTGGGTGTAGCTGGACACACGGGCATAACTATGACAACCCTGAGCACACATACGAGTATAATGGTTGCGTGTACAAGGTGGACTATAAAGATCCACATGTTTGGGTCAATCATATTGCACCACATTATGATTTTGTGTTCAATCATGCACTGCAAGGCAGTGGGTTAGAACGACTGATTCGCAGACTGTTAGAATTTTTGGAACATGTTCCACAAGATGAACTGGATGACTGGATATTTTTGTTACAAATTTCACAACCTAACAGACAAGAATTTGTTACTGGTGAGGCGATGGATTTGTGGCACCAGGTGGCATTTAGCAGAGGCAATGCTGGTGTTAAGCCCAAGTGTATAATTGCATATGATTCCAAAACGGACGACCCTGACCTGATTAATGCTATCCTGGATGCAGAGGTAAACACAGACACAGCTCTACTACGGGCATTAGAGGAAGTGTACAGCAGCCATGGTCCAGTTCATTGCCACAAACAGGAACTGTACACACAATTTGCGAATTTACAGGTATTGGTTAACATATTACAAAAACGCAAACTCAAGTATTTGATTACTGCAATGGATCCCTGGTGCCATAATCCTGAATATGTTGTCTCACAGATACCTTCTCCAGATTTACTCAGAATGACCAGAGAGTTGGACACTGATTATTTTATCAAATCCAGTTCAGAATTATTTCCCTGGAGCCCCACTACGCAGTTATATGATCCATGTGGCCATCTTAATGTTGAAGGCAATAAACTTTTCGCTAACTATATACACACAGAACTAAAAAGGTACGGATATATTAATGAGTGATATTAAAGAATACACGGATGAAGTACAGGAATTATTTTTACAGTTTTTAATTTCCGAACCTGACTTATTCAGCAGAAGTTTGGGTATTCTGGATGCCGAGTACTTTAATAGAAAGTTTCGTCCCACAGTGCAATTTTTACAGAGCCACGCAGAAAAGCACAACACGCTGCCCATGTTGGAACAGATACAAGCAGTGGGCAACATCAAATTGATGCCCATTGAGAACGTGACTCCAGAACACCAGGATTGGTTCTTGGGCGAGTTTGAAACATTTTGCAAACACAAAGCACTGGAAAAAGCCATCATTGACAGCACTGATGATCTGGAAAAGAAGAATTATGGTGCTGTTGAAGAGCGAGTTAAAAAAGCCACACAAATCGGATTAATCAAAGACTTGGGCTTGGATTATTTTGAAAATCCCAAGGAGCGATTGGAGTGGATCAAGGCACAAGCGGGTGCTATTAGCACAGGCTGGAAAGGCATTGATCAGAAACTGTATGGTGGATTGAACCGCGGTGAGATCACTATCTTTGCTGCAAGCTCGGGCGGTGGTAAGAGTTTGTTCCTGCAAAACTTGGGAGTCAACTGGGCACTAAATGGTTTAAATGTGGTTTACATCAGTTTGGAACTCAGTGAGCAACTTATCAGTATGCGATTAGACAGCATGGTGTCAGGGTATGGTGCCAAAGAGATCATGAAGAACATGGATGATGTGGATCTGAAAGTTCGCATGAAAGGCAAAGGTAAGGGTAAGTTCCGTGTGAAGTATATGCCAAGCGGTAGCACAGCCAACGATGTAAGAGTATTCCTGCGTGAATATGAGATACAGTCGGGGATCAAAGTAGATGCATTACTGGTTGACTATCTGGATTTAATGATGCCAAACGGACAGAAGATCTCAGCAGAGAACCTGTTTGTGAAGGACAAGTATGTATCAGAAGAGCTGCGTAACTTGTCCATGGAACGACAAATACTTATGGCAACAGCATCACAGTTAGGACGTAGCGCCGTAGAAGAGATTGAATTTGATCACAGCCACATTGCGGGCGGTATCAGTAAAATTAATACTTCAGATAACGTGATTGGTATCTTTACCAGTAATGCAATGCGTGAACGTGGTAGATATCAAGTACAGTTTATGAAAACACGTAGTAGTAGCGGCGTGGGCAGCAAAGTTGATTTAAAGTTTAACGTGGATACCCTGCGTATTGAAGATTTAGAAGACGGTGATGAAGGTGCAGAAACAGTACAAACTAGTGCACTGATGGATCAATTAAAGCGAAATAATGTAATTAAAGCAGAGGAACCATCTGCACAGGACACAGTAAGCCAGAGTCTCCAGTTGCGTGACTTTCTGAAAAGCAGAAAGTGATAAATACTTGTATTAGCAACGGAGAATAACTGTGCGTAAAACAACTAGTATTTTGGAAGAACTGAATCAGATTTCAGTGGATCGCGACCGCAACCATGTGGTTGAAAATCGCGGCGAGCACGTAATTAATAGTGCTATCAATCTCATTGAGCAGATTGAAAAATATTACGACACAGACACAGCAAAAGACCTAACTAACAGACTTATAAACAGTATACGTGGTAGGGACGGTGCAAAATTTTCCCGTGGCATTAAAAAAGCAATAAAAGAAAGCCAAGGAAATAAAAATGCGTTTGAGTGATATTGATCAACAGTTACATGAAAGTGTAAACGAAGCACCCGTAGGAATGCTTCAGAGAGCGTCTAACGCTATTAAAGCCAAAATGGGTGGAGCAACAGGGGCAGCAGCAAAAGGTGCACAGGATTCTTCCACACTGGCAAATAACCTATACAAAGACCTGTTTATTCATGCCGGCAAGCAAGGCGTCAAGAAGCCCAATCTGGATTTTATAGCGGATTACTTACAACAAGTGGGATTTGCTCCTAACACTATTGATCACGTTAAGCAAGGTGTTGACCCACATTTTGAACTCAATAAAAAACAGATTGGAAATATACTGCTGAAAGCTGTACAAAAACGTGCAAGCAATCAGCAGAAGCTGGGTAAAACTGCATACAAGAATTTGGAACCCAACCAACAACAGGCGGCACCCAAGGGTAATCCGTATATGCAGCAAGCAGAT